CCACCACCAGCGCAAGGAGGAGGTGGTGGAGGAGGAGGAAAAGATCCTCTTGCACAAACCTTCACTGTAGATGAGACTGGAGCATTCTTAACTTCTGTTGATTTGTTCTTTGCAAATAAGGACGAAAACGAAAAAGTATTTGTAGAATTGAGAACTGTAGAACTTGGAACACCAACTGATCAACTGGTAGAAGACTATGCTACTGTAATGTTGGAACCTTCTCAGGTTAATACTTCTGCAGACGGATCAGTAGCAACAAAAGTCACTTTCCCTGCACCAATTTATCTCCAACCAGAGACTGAATATGCGTTAGTAATTCTTTCGCCACACTCTAATAATTATGAGGCGTGGATAGCAAGAATGGGTGAGAGAACCGTTAATACAACAACGTTACCAGATGCCGAAAGCGTTATTGTAACGAAGCAGTATGTTGGTGGAAGTCTCTTCAAGTCTCAGAATGGTACTATTTGGACTGCTAACCAGTTCGAAGACCTTAAGTTTAATCTTTATAAGGCAAACTTTACTTCCAATACTGGAACTGCATATTTCTATAACCCACGCTTAGATACGAATAGTGATTCTTCTAAGATGATTTCAAATGCTGTCAGAACTCTACCAAGAAAACTGACAGTTGGTATTACAACGACCACTGATCTTAATAATGTCCTCACTGTTGGTAGCAAAGTAAGCGATTCTACTTCTGCTGGTGCAGTCCATGGTTATATTGAACAGGTTGGTGGTAGAATCAATGCCGTATCTAATACAATAGTTGGTGCTGGATATAGCAACGGAACATTTACTGGTGTTTCACTATACAGCATAACTGGATCAGGTAGCGGTGCCAAGGCAACTGTAACCTTCTCCTCTGGGCAACTTTCTGGAACACCAACCGTTACAACTGTTGGAACTGGATACGTTGTTGGAGACGTTCTTGGGATCACAACTAGTGACGTTACCAAGGGAGATGGGGCACAAATCACTGTTGCTTCCCTGAATGGATTTGATACAATGTATCTAACCAACGTTCAAGGTGAAGAATTCACAGTTGGTCAGGATTTGGTTATTTACAGTGGATCAACAGCAGTTTCCTTTGCTAATACTGATATTACCTCCTCAACTGCACCAAATAGTCTCTATGACGGAAGAGTTCTTGAGGTTAATCAGTTCAACCACGGTATGCACGCTGACAATAACGTTGTCACTCTTGCAAACATAGATCCAAATACAATTCCAACAACACTTACTGCTGCTGTTGGATTGAATGATACTACAATATCAGTTGCTAATACAACTTACTTTGCAAACTTTGAGGGCATTACTACTTCCAGTGGATATCTTAAGATTAATAATGAAATTATCTTCTACAATAGCATTGTTGAAGGATCTGCTCCTGCAGGAACACTTGGTATTGGAACAAGAGGCGTTGACAACTCGATAATTAGATCTCATACTATTGGTGACAGAGTATATCCATATCAATTAAATGGCATATCTCTGACTAGAATCAATACTGACCACAGTATGCCAACTGATTCTACTCTTAAGAACGCTGGAGATCTTGATAGATATTATCTGCAAATTTCTAGATCTGGTAGAACAACTGGTGATACACAACTCAGTTTCACTGATGAAAATTCTGTTGGTGGAAAGAATATCTCTGGTTCTAGAAATATCCAATACAACACAGTATTGCCACAGTTCAATGTCATAACACCTGGAGAAAATACTTCTATCTCAGCACAAATTAGAACAGTTTCTGGTACTAGTGCTGATGGATCTGAAGTATCATTTAATGATCAAGGTTATGAATCTGTTCAAATTAACGAGCAGAATGTTCTTTCTTCAACAAGAATAGTCGCATCTGAAACAAATGAGACTACAAGATTGACAGACCTTCCAAAGAATAAATCATTCACAGTTGGTCTTACATTATCTTCAACTGATCCGAATCTCTCACCTGTTATTGATACACAAAACTCTGCTATAATCTACGGTAGAAATAGAATCAACAATCCAGTTTCAGATTACGTTAATAGCGGATCCGCAAATCTTATCGAAGGAGATCCACACAGTGCAATTTATGTTTCTAGAAAGGTAACTCTGAAGCAACCAGCAACTTCGCTGAAAGTCCTCTTAAGTTCTTACAGACACTCTTCTGCAGACTTTAGAGTTCTTTATCAGTTGTTCAGAGTTGATTCTGAAGGTGTTGAGCAGGCATTTGAATTGTTCCCTGGATATGATAACCTGAAAGACACTGATAGTGACGGTTTTGGTGATGAGATCATTGATAGCAAGAAAAACAGTGGTAGATCGGACGCATTTGTTCCTTCAAATAAAGATAATGAGTTCTCTGAATACCAATTCAGTGTTGACGAACTTGAGCAATTCAATGGATTTAGAATTAAAATCGTTATGAACGGAACAAATGAAGCGTATGCTCCAAGATTCAAAGATCTTAGGGTGATCGCACTTGCATAATATGTTGAGAGTTGAAGGTCACAAGCACCTGTTCCGTGAGGATTCAGGTGCTATTGTTAACAATGATACACACCAATATAATGAATACATTAGAATGAGGTCTGAAAGAAAAAAACAAAGAGAGGAGATAGAAGGTCTAAAAAACGATATTAGTGAAATCAAGTCCCTACTTATGGAGATCATCAATGGACCCAGACAAAATTCAACTAGAGTCGATGAACAAGATGTTTGAGTATGAAAAATATTCAAGACTTATCGACGAACTGGATGTTGATGAATTAAAAAACTTTGCCAAGTCTTATTTTAAACTCTACCTTAAACAGCAAGAAGTTATTAAGAACTTTGCTATCTCAGGTTTAGCATAAATACTTCTAAAGACCCTTTTATAAGATGGCAGTCTACGTTAGTAATATTGTTATCAATACTGGAACCACATTTTCCCAAAATTTCACTTTGGAAAATGCCAATACAAACTCACTTTTGAATCTAACTGGATATACAGTAACTTCTCAAATGAGAAAGCACCCAGCCAGTACTGGGGTGACAACATTTACTACAAGTGTTGCTGATGTTACTGGTGGGCAGATCAATATTGGACTGTCAACTACACAGACTGCAACACTCAAACCTGGACGTTATGTGTACGATGTTCTCATAACTGACAATTCGGGAACAATAGACAGAGTTGTTGAGGGTATGGTAATCGTAAGTCAAGGAGCAACTCGCTAATGGCAAACATTAGAGTCAGAGTAGGTCAAAGACAAGGTACGAAAGTAATTGCTTCAAACAAAGCTGCTGCAAACTCAATAGGAGCAGCAACTGACGTTGATACAACTTCAAGATCTAACTACAGTGTATTGATGTATGACACAACTACTTCAAAATATATTCATGTTCCTGCTGCCCAAGTTGTGGATATGGCAGATGGTGTAGATGACGACGCATATGATGGTGGAACGTGGTAAGAAAAAAATCAAATAAATAAGTATAAAAGGAAAAGTAGTTAAAAATGGCGACTCCTGTATTACAGTTTAAAAGAGGTGCCTTTACACAATTACCAGCGTTGAAGGCAGGTGAGCCTGGTTTTACGACTGACAAATTTGATTTTTTTATTGGTCTAGATAATACATTAGCAAATAACAAGTTTTTTGGTTCTCACAGATATTGGACTAAGGAAACTGCTTCTACTGGAAGTGGTCTGAATCTTGTAGAAGGAACCTCAAACGGAACTGACTTTATTACACTTCAGTCTCCAGCAAACCTTAGCGGTATTGTTACTTATACTTTACCTGGAACCCAAGGTGCTTCGGGAACCGTTTTAAGAAACGACGGATCTGGGACATTAAGTTGGTCTTCCACAGGATTTACTTTAACTGATACTATTTTAACTGGTATCACCACTATTAGTGGAACCTCCCTCGATGTTAACGTAAATTCAGATTTCTCTGGAATAACTACGTTTAGTAATACAACAGAATCCACAAATAAGGATACTGGAGCTGTTGTAGTAGAAGGTGGTGTTGGTATTGAGAAGAATCTCAGTGTTGGCGGCGCAACCACCATTACTGGCAATTTGTTTGTCGGTGGAACTTCAGAGTTTGTTGGCGTTGTAACGTTCCGTGGCGGAACAATCAATATTGGTGACGCAGACACAGACGACATTAATGTCGCTGGTGAATTCATATCCAACCTGATTCCAAATCTTGACAATACATTCGACATTGGTCAAGGTGTTGATCCAAAGAGATGGAGACATGCAAACTTCGCAGGAATTGGAACGTTTGCTACTGGTGCAGTTGCTGATGGTCTTCAACTTGGCATTACTGCAGCAAATGAAATCGACACTGCCTCTGGAAATCTCACTTTAGATTCTGCTGGTGGTATTACAACCATTGACGATCACCTCGCTGTTACTGGTGTATCAACGTTCACCGGCGCTATTGACGCCAATGGTGGTGCTACTGTTGACAATATCCAGATTGGTATCACTGGCGACAATGAGATTGATACGTCAACTGGCAACTTAACTATTGACTCTGCTGGTGGTATTGTCACAATTGACGATCACCTTGCCGTTACTGGGGTATCAACATTTACTGGTGCTATCGACGCTAATGGTGGCGCTACGATTGATAATATCCAGATTGGTATTACTGGTAACAATGAGATTGATACTTCCACAGGAAATCTGACTTTAGATTCTGCTGGCGGCATTACGATCATTGATGATCAACTCAGTGTCACTGGAATATCAACCTTCTCTAGCGACTTAGTTATTTCTTCTTTGACCAATCAGCGTGTTCTTCTCGCTGGTGCTTCCAGTCAAATTACTGATAGCGGCAATCTCACTTTCGATGGAACTACCTTAACGGTAGCAACCGATGTTAATGCTACAAGTGTTGAAGCATCTAACATTAAGGCAAAAGACGGAACTGCTTCAATCACAATTGCAGATTCTACTGGTGTTGTTGCAATTAGCACCAACTTAACAGTTGCTGGAAATCTGTTTGTAACTGGTAGTTCAACTGAAGTTAACACAGAAACTCTTCTTGTTGAAGATAAATTAATTGAAGTTGGTCTGATCAATAGTTCAGGTTCTCTTATACCTCCAACTTCAGATTTAAATCTTGATATTGGTGTTATCTTCCACTACTTTGATAGTAGTGCAAAGCAAGCTGCAGTTTATTGGGACGATTCTGCTTCAAGAATTGCAATCGCTTCGTCTGTAACAGAGTCTGTTACCAACGTTTTATCTTCTGTAACATATGCAGATCTTGAGATCGGTAAACTCTTTATTAACGATCTTTCAGGTTCTACCGCAGGAATTGGTAGCACTGTTCTCTTCTTTGACAGTGGCAAGAATCAAGTTGTATTGGAAAATACTCTGATTGATTGTGGAACATTCTGATAAATAATGAATGACTTATAAATATGGGTAGGAGCAATCCTACCCTTTTTTGTATCTTTGATATGACTGAAAACGACTATAAAAATTTTATCGCAGTATATCAACAAAAGACTGCAGATCTGTTCAATCAGAATATTGCCCTTGAGGTAAGAGTATTGAGTTCGAATCAAATGATTGATGCACTGACTAAAAAGATTAATGAGCAGAATGAAGAGATTGAATCCCTGAAAACAAAAAACAATAGAAAATCTACAAAAACAGATAATTCAAACTCTGAGGAATTCTAATGGCAAAACCATCAACACGCCAAGAACTAATTGACTACTGTCTTAGGCGTTTAGGTGCTCCAGTACTAGAAATTAACGTAGACGACGATCAGATCGACGATCTGGTTGATGACGCTCTCCAATATTTCCAAGAAAGGCACTTTGATGGTGTTGAGAGAATGTATCTCAAATATAAGATTTCTCAGGATGATATTAATAGGGGAAAAGCAACCAATCAGACTGGAAGCACAAATACCACAGGAATTGTAACAACTACAGCAACGTCAACAAATATTCCTGGACTTGGTACGGTATCATCTAATTTCTACGAAACTTCCAACTTTATTCAAATTCCAGATTCAGTAGTTGGAATAGAAAAGATATTTAGATTTGATACCAGTTCTATATCTGGTGGAATGTTTAGTATTAAATATCAACTCTTTCTCAATGATCTCTATTATTTTAACTCAGTTGAACTTTTACAATATTCAATGGTTAAGTCCTACTTAGAGGACATTGATTTCTTACTGACTACAGATAAGCAGGTAAGATTTAACAAGAGACAAAATAGATTATATTTGGATATAGATTGGGGAGCACAAAATCCAAACGATTATCTAATCTTAGATTGTTATAGAATTTTAAATCCCGCAGATTTTAGTGGTGTATACAATGACAGCTTCTTGAAGAAGTATTTAACCTCTTTAATCAAACGTCAATGGGGACAAAATTTAATTAAATTTAATGGGGTTAAGTTGCCTGGTGGAATTGAGTTAAACGGCAGACAAATGTACGATGATGCTGAAAGAGAATTGCAGGAAATAAAATCAAGAATGGCAATGGATTATGAACTTCCTCCCTACGACTTTATTGGATAATGGCACTTAATCCTTTTTTCCTACAAGGCTCTTACGGAGAGCAAAGACTTGTTCAGGAGTTGATTAACGAACAACTCAAAATTTATGGTGTTGAGGTAACTTATATACCAAGAAAATTTGTTAGAAGACAAAGTATTATTGAAGAAATTCAATCGTCTACCTTTGATGATAATTTTTTAATTGAAGCATACATTAATAACTTCGATGGTTATAGTGGTGCTGGTGATATAATGACCAAATTTGGTGTTAGTATTAGAGACGAACTTTCATTAACAATCTCAAAAGAAAGATTTGAAGATTTTATTGCGGTCTTTCTTGAAGATATGGACGACGATGAAATTATCGTATCTTCAAGACCAAGAGAAGGTGACATAATCTATTTCCCACTTGGACAAAGATTGTTCGAAGTTAAATTTGTAGAGCATGAAAATCCTTTTTACCAGTTAGGTAAAAACTATGTCTATGAACTTAAATGTGAATTGTTTGAATATGAAGATGAAGTCATTGATACAACTATTGACGAAATTAGTGATACAGTTGAGCAAACTGGATACATTGTAGATCTTAGAATGGTTGGTGCTGGATCAACTGTTGCTAGAGTTACCGCAGGGCTTGGAACATCATTTGTTAGGGAGATATTCCTTAACAATGACGGATCTGGATATACTAGTGCTCCTACAGTAACTTTCTCTTCTCCACCAACAGGATTTACAACAGCAACTGCTGTTGCAATAACAACCACAAGAAATAATATAACTTCTATTAAAGAAATATTACTCACAAATCCTGGTTCTGGATATACAACATCTCCAACAATAACATTTAGTGGAGGTGGTGGAACTGGTGCAGCAGCAACTTGTGGAATAGCAACTAATTCTACTACTAAGGGCGTTGTTTCCCTCAGTATTACTAATGGTGGTCTTGGATATTCTGTAGCACCTACAGTTACTATCGCTGGTCCAACTGGATCTGGAACAACTGCAACTGCACGTGCAGTAATTGGTTCTGCAGGAACTGTTACACAATTATACATTATAAATCCAGGTTCTGGATATGTTGATGCTCCAGCAGTTACTGTTGGTGCCGCCGAAACAGTTGGTGTTGGAACTTATTGGAGAAACGAAGTTGTTACTGGATCCGTATCTGGCACAACTGCAAGAGTGAAGAGGTGGACAAGTAACACCGCTACGCTACAAGTCAGTAATATTAATGGATCATTTGCTCCTGGTGAAACTATCACTGGTGCAAAGTCTGGTGCTTCATATGACATTAGAGTTTCTGCCGCAAACACTATTACCGATAAATACCAACAAAATGAAGAGATTGAACTAGAAGCAGATTCTATTTTAGATTTTTCAGAATCAAATCCATTTGGTAGCTATTAATGTTAGGAACTTACTATTATCACGAAATCATTAGAAAGACGATTATTTCTTTCGGAACCCTTTTTAATGATATTCACATTCAACATAAAAATAGTTCTGATTCTGTAATCAGTGATATGAAGGTTCCTCTTGCATATGGACCTACACAAAAGTTTTTAGCAAGACTTGAGCAGCAAACAGAATTAAATAAATCGGTTCAAATTACTTTACCTAGAATGTCATTTGAAATGACTTCTATTGATTATGATGCAACAAGAAAAGCAGGTATAACACAGACTTTTAGGGCTGTTGATGGAAGCAGCAATATGAAGAAAGTTTATATGCCCGTCCCCTATAATATTGGGTTTGAACTAAGTATTTTAGCAAAGTTGAATGATGACGCTTTGCAAATTGTCGAACAGATTCTTCCATATTTTCAACCTTCTTTCAATTTAACAGTAGACCTGGTAGAATCTATTGGAGAAAAGAGAGATATTCCTGTGGTTCTCAATAGTGTCGCATTCCAAGACGACTATGAGGGAGATTTTTCCACAAGAAGAGCTCTGATATATAGATTACAGTTTACCGCAAAAACATATCTCTTCGGTCCTGTTGCGGATAATCCTGAAGGTCTGATCCGTAAGGTCATTGTTGATACTTATGCAGATACTGATAGAACAACTGCTAAGAGAGAGATGAGATATACTGTCACTCCAGATCCAACTAATGCCAATCCTGGCGATGACTTTGGATTTAGTGAGAACTGGGAATATCTTGGTGATTCTAAGTCTTATAGTCCCACAAATCAATCTGATATTTAATACTTATGCCTGAATTTGATGCTATTGATGATGCTCTAAATGTAGAGAGCAGCATTGTTGAGGTTGAAAATACTCCAAAGAGTATTGTAAAACCTGAGCAAAAAACTGATATTTCGAAAGATTATGAATACACAAGAGCAAACTTATATTCATTGATTGAGAAGGGTCAAGAAGCAATCAATGGAATCATGGAACTTGCCGGTGAAGGTGGAAGTCCTAGAGCATATGAAGTTGCTGGTCAGTTAATTAAGAGTGTTGCAGATACAACAGATAAGTTGATTGATTTACAGAGGAAACTGAAAGATGTTGAAGAAAATGTTGGTAATAACAAAGGTCCTAATACTGTAACTAATAATGCAGTATTTGTTGGATCTACTTCAGAACTTCAAAAACTACTCAAGCAAGGTTTTCTAAATAATAAGGAATAGTTTGTAACCTAACATGGGTTGGTCTGAGAAGTATAAGAAGTCGATTGATTGCGACAACCCAAAGGGGTTTTCTCAGCGTGCTCATTGCCAGGGTCGTAAGAAGAAAATGCAAGAAGCAAAAGAACAAGAAAAAGACCATGAAGTGTCGATGGCACAAACTCAGTTAAAGAAGTCTGAAGAGAATATCAGAAAACTGAGAAAGGCACTTGGCACTAAGGAAAAGAACATTCCTGCTTGGGTTCAGGCAAAGATTACTGATACCGAGCACAACACTGATGCTGCTTCATCTTACATGGGAGAAGAGAAGAAGAAGTGTGGTGATGGTGAGTATTGGTGCAAAACTGATGAAAGGTGTAAGAAAGTTCCCAAAGGTCATCACGTAATGCCTAATGGAGACCTTATGAAAGATAGTGAGCATGAAGAAAGTGGTGATGTAAGTGAAGGTATGCGTGATGGCAAGTCTGCCAAAGACAAGGACTACTCACTTCGTGATTGGTTTAAAGGTGGTGGATGGGTTCAGGCAGGTGGTAAGTATGATGGAAAACCCTGTGCCAAGCAACCTGGACAGAAGACTAAACCATTCTGCCGTGACGCTGATGATAGAGCAGCGATGAATAAGGATGAGAGAGAAAAAAGAGCGAAGAAAAAGCGCAAGGAAGATCCAAACCCAAACAGAAAGGGTAAGGCAAAGATGGTAACTGCAGAAGCATATAATACAACTGGCACAAAATATGCCGGTAAAAAAAATCCAGTAAATGCAGCTCTCGAAGATGCAATAAAAAAACAAAAATTAGGTGGAACAGTTATACCAATCAAAATAGCAGATTCATATTCAAACTGGAGACAGGAGTTGGAGCAACTTGATGAGTTTTTAGGTGGTGTTCCTGGAGATGGATATATTGGACATCCAAATTTAAATATTAAAAATCCCCTCGCTAAGAAGCAAGTTAAGAAACCAGTTATTCCTGGATCTCAAGGTGGTGGGATGATTAACCGCGTTGGTGGACAAATTGGAGATGTGAGAATGCGTCAAAATGTAGAAATTGAAAAACTGCTAAGACAATCATATGAAATTGAAGGTGAAGTAGTCTCCGAAAAGAAAGATGCTTGCTATAAGAAAGTAAAAGCAAGATATGATGTTTGGCCAAGTGCTTATGCTTCCGGTGCATTAGTCAAGTGCCGTAAAGTTGGTGCTGCTAACTGGGGCAACAAGACTAAGAAAGAAGGGTATGAGTTCTCCAACTGGAGAGATGATTTTCAACCAATTCAAATTGAAACTACTGATTTGATTAAACCAGAACCTCTTGTTTCAGAGCAGCAAACAAAACCACTGGATCCAAAATATAAAAAACAAAAACCAGGAATCACAAATATTCCAATCCCAGAACTTGATAGGCAATCATTATCAACTGATCCAGTAATAAGAAGAGCGCCAAAAGGATCTTCTTCATATACCAATGTCTATTATGGAGAAGAGAACATTTCTGAAAAATGTTGGGATGGATATAAGCAAGTTGGTATGAAGAAGAAGGGTGGGAAGATGGTTCCCAATTGTGTCAAGGAAGGATACTCAAACTGGAGAGAAGAACTTGCTGAGGATTGGCAGAAAGTCAATAAGGGAGATAAGACTGATGGTATGAGTCAGAAAGCAGTTGATGCTTACAAGCGTGAGAACCCAGGTTCCAAACTCAAGACTGCTGTAACTGAAAAGAATCCTGGTGGTAAGAGAGCAAAGAGACGCAAGTCTTTCTGTGCTCGCTCCAATGGTCAGAGAAAGATGCATAACATCGATTGCTCTAAGACCCCAGATAAAGCAATTTGTAAAGCACGCAAACGCTGGAGATGCTGATGAAAAGTTTTCAACAATTTCTAACCGAAAGTATCACTATCAATGGTGATTTCAATG